CCGTCGCCTACGATGTCATCATAAGCCACGACTTCACCACATGCTGAACAAGTATGTTCATCATTCCTACACCAAAAATGGACACCTATCATGCTCTTTTGAGTATAGTATCTTCCGTTATACGGGACAGTGATGTTGCAGTAATCACAGCCTTCAATTGGGCCACCCTCGATAGCGGCACAGTCTTTGCATTGAAGAAGAGGTTCATCACTCATTCGCTCACCTTCTTGTTGCATCCATACCCTTCGTAGCATTTCCATGCGTGGTGGTTATCGGATTGGGAATTGATGTGGTGACAATCAAGGCATGATTTATAACCGCATGAACAACAATCAACGCCGTCATAATCAACTTGAAAATGACCCGATGCAAAAACAATTTCAGCGTCGCAACCACAGTCATATTTATTTTCACCCGATGCTATCATCTCTTCTTTGATTGCTTCTGCTTCGCGCATCAATCGTGCCTTTCGGAATGACATCTTCCTCATTCTTCATCACCTTTCCAACAAGAATCACACACACAATTTTCAACAACATCTTTCAAGCATTTGAATGCTTCTGCTTCGCGCAACAATCGTGCCTTTTCTTCATCAATAACACCTTGACACTGTTCGCTGTGTGAGCCTTCATAGAAGTAAAACTCTAACTGTTCTTTCCATTCATCATGGGTTAAATCTTCATCGTTCTGTTTGCATTGGTAAAGCACAAGTAGGTGTGGGTCAAACCCACAGTGTTCACAAGTCATACTTGGGAAAATCCCTGTTGAAATACAGCCACTCATTCTTCTTCACCTTTGAGTGCTTCAAGTCGTGCGATGATGTCTGCTTTGCGGCCTGTCTTTGACACACCAAGTGTTTCACAAATCTTTTTGAGTTGAGCAACTGTGTTTTGTGTGAGTCCATCCAAGTCTTCAATGATGGAGAGTCTGTAATCACCTTGCGCTTCCGCGATGTTACCGTAGTATTTTTTCTTCTTCAACAAGTAACTGCTTGAGCCTGTTGGTCTCTTGACGCGAATGTAATTCTTACATCGGCTCAAGAATACTTTGCCACCATTAAATTGAATGGTGGTTGGTGCATCAAAGCGTCGCCACGGACTGTTGTTGTTCTTCATGTTCGCTCGCAGTTCAGCGAGTGCATCTGTTTCGTTTCGGGTTTGGGTTTCGGGGTTGTTCATATTTTCACTTCCTTTGTGTTGTGCATCAAGCCTGTTGACTTGTGGACTAAGTGTGCTGGATTGATACCGTTAGTGTGGTATCGTATCTTGTCATGAGGTATTCCTGTTTCATGGATGAGGTTATAGAACGAGCGATAGTCACCGCCTTCTGTGTCGTTATAGACGAACATCCAAATGCTCTTGTGCTTCGCGCCTCGGAAGACACGACCAATCGTTTGAATACGAGAGCGCACATTGTTTGTGCCACTCATCATAATGATGCCATCCATGTCGGGTGCATTGAATCCTTCTTTCAATGACTTACATGTGAGTAGGATGTCGGAGACTGACCTCTCCCATCGCTTGAGTTCCTTCGTCGCGTCTTCACCATACTGTTGAAGTCGTCGCTTGAATGCTGGGTTGTTTAGTTCGGGGTATGTTTGATACATTTGTGGTGGTAGTGTAGTAAGACCGCTGTGATATACATGAGGATGAATACCAATGTCCTTACACATACCGTTGAGTCTTTCGATACCGAAGATTGTTTCATGGAAGAGTGCATACTTCTTACCAATCTCATGAGTCAAGACTTGTTGTGCCGCGTCGAATCTATTCTCCATCTCATTCATCAATCGCTTTCGTTCATTACAACGCGCTTGATATACACCTAAATCTCTCGCGGCTTCTGCACCATTCTCACCACCAAGATTCCAATTGCCGCGGGCAAAGAGGTTACCTGTATTGCCACCTGCTGTGGCGATAGAAACATACGCTTTGTGATAAAGTTTGGATATGCGCTCGGTCAAATCATCATACTCAATCTGTTCTTGAGTTGTCATATTGACATGAACGAGATGGAATGTGAAGTCGAGTGCGTCATCACCGTTGCTTGACTGCGAGATACCATCAATCAAATTGAGATGGAAATGAATACCAATACCGCATTCCTCACCTTGACAGACAGAACCAGCAGGTGCGGTATTCATTTCGTGCATGACACAGACACCATCACTACGGTTTGGTGTTGCGCTAAGGAGAAGACAACCATCACCTTGATAGTTGCGTAGTGTTTGAAGAGCAACCTCTCCACCTGCTCGATGACATTCATCGAGAACCAAGAGAGTAGGTCTGCCCTTCAAGTGAGTAAGTGCTTTCACCTTCTTGAGTGAGAGGTAAGTAGTGATATAAACATCCTTGTTCGGTGCGCGTTCATTGTATCCACCACCGATACGACCGCAGGTGAGTTTCCACATACGAACAGTCGTTCGCGTTTGATTGAGTAGTTGCTTGGATGGCACAACGAATACGATAACACCTTCGGCGTGTTGATGTAACCATTGGTGCATGATAGTGATAGCGAGGCGGGTCTTACCCGAACCTGTTGCGGCCTTGACACACATTCGTGGGGACAATAGACCGAGCCATTTGTTGTATGCTTGTGCTTGCCATAGACGCGCACCTTCTTCCAACTGTTCACCTGTTCGATTCTTTGGGAGAGATGCTTTGATGTTGACAATGTTCTCAAGCGTCATCACATCGGTCGCTTTGCTTGTGTTCATTACAAGGTCGGGCATAGTATTGTCATCCAATACCGGCATAGTATTCATTGCAACGCCTCCTTCATGTCAGCGAGAAGGTTCTCCTTCTGTGCATAGGTTAGCGTGTCGAGTATGCCATGTTCAATGGTCATCGGGTCACCAAGCATACTAATCATAGCGGTAAGACAAGCACTGATTTTATCTTCGATTACTTTGTGTTCTCTTCTTACCTTTGTGTTCCATGCTTCTATTGCTTTCGCCTGTTTGTTATTCATTGTTTCACCTCAAGTGTAGTCCATTGCTTGCATTCGGGACAGCAATGATGGTAGGTGCGCTTATGCATCATGTTCCCTCCATGAATCAAATCCATGACCACATCGCAATCGCTACAAACCATTGCGTAGTTCATGCGCTCACCTCATCAATCTGTTGAGCGCGAGTGTCAATCCAATCAGCATCGGATGGTGTGAACCAATCACAGAAATGCTGACCGATGATGTGGTGAGGGTCAAGGTTGAAGCGTTGATAGTTAATCAACTCAAGGTTTTCAATCCACTCATCGCAAGCAATGACATAAGCCTCGGTGCTTGAGTAGTAAGTATAACCTGCTTGCTCTTTGTCTTCTTCGGTAAGGGATGAATACCATTCAGCCCAACTGTTCCATCGAGTCGTTCCTTTGTGATTCATCGTGGAGAGTGGGTAACTCATTCTGTCACTTCCATTTCCTTGATGATTACAGGGTAGCCATCCCATTCTGTTTTCGCGATGAACTCGGCAATCTCTTTGGTCTTAGCGAGGAATAGAATATCATGTTCCCATTGGATGTAAGCATACCATAGAGTAAGAGGCTTGGTTGCTACGGCATTGTTGAACCGGCACGCTTCGCAGTCAACAGCACACACACCATCACCGGATGTAGTTATGCCACCCAACTTGTGAGTGTCCCATTCATCCGGTAGTCGCGAGGCCCATTGGTCTAATGCTTGGCGTTGCCAATCTGTTTCATTGTTATCTGTTTCATTGTTTTCAGTCATTGTTTCACTTCCTTTATTGATATTATCTTTTTATTATAATAGAGATATAACTATTATTCTTATAAGAAGAACATGATATTCGCGATAATCATTCGTGTTAGTATGCAGATTAGCGCGTGGATAGATACTCGTCATCGTAAGACAACCATGCAAGTGTCATAGTTGTTGCGATAGACGCGAGGTGAATGTGATGTGTTGCTTGAGAAGCAACGGATGATATGTCGAGAGTGCTAAGAGTTGCGCTCTCTCGACAGAAGAGAGGATATTATTTGACACAGGAGGAATGTTCTCAACCGTATGGTTGGCGGAGCGTCGTGTCTTTGTCTTATGTCACCAAGAGAAACCGTGAATGACTTTCATTTAGGTTTCGAGACATAAAAAAAAGGCGCGATGCATAGCCAACCCGACTATGCACCACGCCAAAGAATGGGTGAAGGTTACGCTCCTTCAAACGGGTGTGGTTGATTGACTAATCAATCAAAGGGAGTCAAGTGAACCCAAGTCAAGTGAACGGAAGTCCTCATCACTGATTTTGCTGGATGAGGTAGGTTTCCAATCGTTTGCAACCAAAGGCCAATGCCAAGACTGTGCTTGACCACCGACAACTGCGGAGTCAGCAACTTCTTCGTTGATACCAATTTGAGTGCGGAAGCCTTGTCGGAAGACCTCGGAAACAGACCAACCAAAGCGAGCGTTCCAAAAGTTTCGGTCCGATGCAAGGATGACATAAGCGGCCATCTGTTCGGTCAACTTCTTAGCGGCTTGGTAGTCGGAAGCACCACAAAGTTCGGGAAACCAAGTGCGGGTTTTGTATTCCGTTCCGTTGGAGGCAGTCCATTTCTTGTTACGCTTTGGGGCAATAGCAAGAATGTCAGCGGCAACCTTGAGCAGTCCGTTGTCCCACTCTCTCAAGTTGTTGAGGTTCTTGGGGGTCAGGGTTTTCTTACCGGAGAGGGTCATCTCATAGCCTTCGCCGTTCTTGTTGGTGTTCAACAGAACCTCTTTGGCTTGAGTGACTTGCTCGGCGGTGAGTGCTTGGATTGCATTTCGCACTTCGATGGTGTAGTTATCGAAGACAAGAGGTTTGGATTCAGTAGCAGTAGCGACTTCTTCTTCCTCTTCTTCTTCGTCTTCTTCATCGTGGTGTTCATCGGCTGGCATTGGAAGGGCAGACTTGGCAATGGTTGGCATCGTTGTTCCAAGTGCTGGCATGGTTGTAGCAACCGGACTCGGCGCAACTTTGAAAGATGCTACGAAGTCCTGTAACTTCTCAATCACTTGGATTGGGTTGCATTGCATTCCACCGAGGCTGTTGACGATGTCGCCACCGATTGCTTGGAGGTTCACAATGTCGTTCTTCTTGTTCGGTCCACTGTTACCAGCATAGTAGGCATCAATCAATGTGTTGGACACATCGCAATACTTACCGAAGCGCACCAAGAAAGTAGCGTTACCAACAGCACGGGAAGTGCTTGAGCCTTTCTTAGTCTTCACATCAGCCATCTTTCCATCCATCAGCGTAGCAAAGCGAGGGCCATCTTTTCCTTTCATAGCACCTACTAATTCATCACCGAAGTGGTTCAATTCATCGTTTTCATTTTTCGTTATTGTTATCACAGTTATCACTTACCCTTACTTGGGCTGACTTTTCAGTAAGGTTTACCGACTCCCTTATAAGGGGTTGAGCCAAAATCGGGTTGTCGGCCTTTCGCGCTCTTGCCGCGAAGGATAGCAAGAACGCGCGACAACCGTATGGTTGGAGCGAGCGCGAAGCATTCGACTCTCGCGACAACACGCGACGAACCAAGCGCGAAGCGCGACACTGCGAGCCTGTTTCGTTTGTGACCTGTGCGATACGCGCGACACGGATGCACACAGCGAGTCCCTCGCGGTGTATTTGCCTCTCGCGTTAGCCGGAGGCGCGCCTCGCGGCGCGCAATTTGCCCTCCTTAACACCATGCGAAATACAGATATTTTTTTCATGGGACCAAAAAAAATCCCAGCCATGAATCTCGTCAACCGCTATGTTCAAGGGTGTGGTTGTCTTCCCATTCAGTAATGCGTCCGAGCGTCCGTGTTGTTAAGTCGGTTGAAGAGGGTCTAATCCTCAAGGAAACCAACCAAAAAAAGAAGGATGCACGCAAGGCTAAAAGGGATGCGGCAAGGGAAGCCAAGAAGCAAAAAAAGACTGAACCTTCTTCTCCTGTGCGCGTTACCGATTCATCGAAACAACCTCCTAAAGAAGAACCTCCTAAAGAAGAACCTCCTAAAGAAGAACCCAAGAAAGTCAAAGTGGTTAACCCCGCGAACGATAACAGAAAGGGTAAGGGCGGTAAGACGGAGAAAGGATTCGCGTCTTTAGCACCTTATATGGGCGATTTAGTCAGCCGATACAAAGCAGAAGAGATAGACGCGACTACATTTTACGAAGACATCATTTTCGCCAACAACATGCTCTTGGGTCGCGCTTTGGGACAAGAGAAAGATGAGATGCTACAAGAGCGTGAAGATGGCTTCCCTGCTATGCTTCACGAACCACTCCTAAACGGGCCTGTTATGATGCATTTCAAGAGGTTGTCGAATGAGTTCCCCGAACTCAAGGATGTGCAAAAAGCAGACGAAGAAATGAACGGGTCTTTAGCAGACGCTACGGGTGGTTCAAAAGGAATACGCGCTGATATTTCATCATTTATCGCGGACCCATTGAATGAGGGCAGAAGACACCAACAAAAAGACATCAATGGTATTTACCAACTCCTTAGCAAATACGACCATCCTCTCGGTGTGACACTATCAGCAGATATACCGAAGAGTGACCGCATTGCAAGCAATTACAGACCAAGTGTGGGGCGTAAGATTCGCGTCGCTGGTAAAATGCAAGACCCTTCGTTTGAAGAAGAGATGAACCAATTGCGCGATGAGCAAAAGGAGAACTTGAACTTTAAGGATGATAAGCGATTCACTGCGGAGCGCGATAAAGGTGGAGCGAGCAAATTTTACGACAAGTTGTTTCAAGAAGGTTCAGTTTCTCCACAAAGAGAAGGGCAGTCGAGTTTCTCTCTTAACAAACCTTCATCCTCAACCACAAGGCAAATTCTTAATCAAGTGCGAGATATTTCACGCGAAGAATCAATTGATGAGAAAACTGCATTCAAGAAATTGATGAGTAATTTTAACGGCTTTATGATTTCTTTAACCGGAAACAAAGCATTCGGAACTTCGGGTCGCGCGGGTAAATACGGTAAGGGAATAGTAGAAAGAAAAGCACCCGACGCAATTACACCCTCTATGGCTGATGCCGCGGAGCAACTTGGGTTGTCTTCGATTGCACCAAACATGCCCGATTCGTTGATTAGTCCGTATTTGAAAGACCCAAAAAGTGCATTCAGCAACAAAACGCGAGATGCTTTGGCTGATGAATTATCATCTGTTGGTCAAGTGGGTTTTCATCCGTCACTAACATCCGCTACGGGTGAGGGTGGCCTCTTGAGTAGTCTGTTTGGTGATAAAAACGCAGTGACTACCGAAGGTGCTGGACCGGGTGGTTCACAAGAAGAGATAGCAGGTAGGGCCAGTGAAGCGCGAAGAGAGAGGTTTGGTGGTGTAGCCACTGAATCATCTATGTTAGAACCCGAAGATGAACTTGAATCAGTTCGCGGGAATAGAAGCATGACACCAAGCCAAAAAATGGTGCAACTTGAGCGGCAGTTGCAAGAAGGTGTTATTGACGAATACGAATATGAAATGCAACGCATGGCTATGGGTGTCAATGAACACAAATTGAACCCCGATGCAGAACTGAATGGTTTAACAGGTAATGACTTCGATGTTGGTCACGCGCTTCATGGCATGAATGAGAATTCAATAATTCAAGCAACAAGCGCATTCACAAACAATCTCATCGGTATGAGTCGCGTGATGCGAGAACTGCGATACAAAGCATACGCGAACGCTGATGCTAAAACAGATGAAGAAAAAGAAGCAATCAATAAAAAATTGATGGCTGTTGGATTAACCGCGGAGAATATGATTGCATTTGGTAACCTTGACAACGCGACACTTGAAGACAAAAAACGATACAATAAACTTGATGAAATGTTGAGTCCGACGCAATTAGTAAATACAGCAAAAGCGGGTGATGAGCCAAAAATGAAAAGCGTTCCCGGTATAGGCACTTTAGGGCAAATACTCCCAACCATTACTTCTCGTTTGAATAGACAACACGATATGATGAAACAGATTGGATTATCCGATGTTGATTTACTTGGTGCGGCTATGAGATACGCGAACGCTGATATGAGTCGTGTTGGGTATCTTGACGCATTCAAATCATTATCCACACAAACCCGCAAAGATGGCAGTTTGAATACATACCCGATAGACCGCCTATTACAGTATTTGAGAAAGACAGGTATGCGCGAAGCCGTTGATGAAGAACACAATCAAAAAAGCCAAGAGCAACAAGAGAAATACCACAGAAACCATACTGCGCGCCAAGAACAAAAAGAAGAGGGTAGTAAAGACGAAGACCCCGAAGTATCGCACCGTGATATTTTACACGACCCCGAAACATGCGTTTCTTGCAACACAGACCGTTTTGGTAACAGGGAAGCAGAAACAGCGCGGATAAATTCTCCCGTCAAAGGAAAAAAATCACCTTACACTCACAAAGCAATAACAATCCCACAACTCAAAGAATACAAACAAGGCGGTGAAGAACACCCGCTATACGCTAACGGTGTAAGTGAAAATGATATTTCACTTGGTTCTATATTGAGGCATATTTTCCCCGACAATGACTTTTACGATTATAAAAAGTTGGTGAAGAGAGAAGCAAACGCTCCTAACAAACAAAAATGGAGAAATGATGAAGAGCGAACAATGCGTCGAAGAATCAAAGAAGCAGTCGTTACAGGCAACCCACGCGCGGCTAACATTTTTAAGAAGTTTGGACTTTACCGAACAAAAGATAACTCAATCGCGAGTGGACCAGCAGGTATGAGCAACAAGGAATTGGTTGCTTCTTCATTCTTTATGGATAATGACGATTCAGTTGACAAACATCAAGAATCAATGCGTAAGAAAACGCTTGTAGCAACGCGTTTCAATGCTATCACTGATGCTATGCATTTCATGGAAGAACTCGCTGATGGTGCTTATGGTGGTAAGAAAATCAAACCGGGTGCGTTGAAAACCTCCGAACAGCGACGCAATTTGTTGAACGCTATGATTACTACACCCACTAAGGGTGTGGAGAAGCAAAGCGGAATTGTCGCGAAAAGAAAGCGTGAAATTGATTCTTACAAAGACCTATACAGGGCGTATTTGCAACAAAAGGCAATCCAAGACAGCAACGAAGAAAAGACGAAACCAAAAAAGGTAAAAGACGCTGATGGTGAAGAAAGAGAAGAGCGCGGTGAATATCAGTCACCCGGTCAAATAGCGTTGATTAAAGAGCAAGGTGAGGCACTTCAAAATAAATATGGCACTATGTTGGCTCTCCGTAATAGAAAATTGAAAGAGATTAAATCTGCTGAAAAGAAAATCGCCAAGTTAAAAGATGCGAGCGACGATAACATTAGTCGAACAAACGAATACATGCTTGGTGCGTTCATCGGTAAAGATGTATATACGGGTGGTCAAAAATACAACGCGAGTGACAAATTGGCTAAGATATTCGCCAAGATGCAAAAATCACCGGAGTCAGCAAGCGAACACGCTAAGATGGGTATGCTTAGTGAATTACACGATGATATGTATGGTGATAGCGATTATGATTCCGTTTTCAAAGGAAACATAGATGGGAGTGTGGACCAAGACTACACTCACTCACTCGACAAATATAAACTCGGCAGAATGGGTGAAATGGCTGGAACAGGTGTCATGTCAATCACCAACAACAAAGCAATCCCGCGAATCAATTCAATCAATCAATTACTCGCTCATCGTATTCAAATGGGCTTCCCTCTCACAGAAGAAGACATTAAGCGCGCAAAGGATATGTTGCATGACGCTGATATGGCAGATGCACTTGACCCTCAAACAATTCAAAGTATAGGAAAAGAGTTGACTGCTGATGATTTCAGCATGATGAATATATCGGAGTTACCACATGAACACCATGACGATACCGAAAACGAATTGGGATTGTTGACAGAAGATGAAGCGGCGCGAAGAGAACAAAACTCACACTTCACTAAAGGGAGTGAAAAAGCGATAGCAGATGGTAACATTGAAGCCCATAACTTAGTTTCCAATTGGAGAGACAACGCGCCAACATTGTGCGGTGTATGTCATGGACATAGGTTTGTTACAAGGGATGAAGCAGTTTCATACATTCGTCACCGCATACCAAGTATGCGCGACGAAAATCGCAATAGCCCGAAAATCAACAAATATATCGAGAAGAAAATGAGGCCGCGTGGTCATGCTTCATATGACGAACACCCTATGGGTGATGAAATGGATGCGGGAGAACATGAACAACTCGCGTGTCCGGCTTGTGAACACTCCGCTGATTATGTTCAAGGTGGTAAAATATCGAACGGACTTTGCGGAGATTGTTTTGGAACAGGTATGCGCGACCCAGCAGATGATGAACACATCCAAGATGGTTATACAGACGCAGATGGAAATAAAATTGATGGGAAGAATCACCACTATTCACACAATGATATGGTGAATCAAAAGTTCGATTACCTCAACCAACTGGCGTTAGGACAGGCTGAAATGTTACAGTCGGGTGAAATACCGGATTATTTGAAAGGTGTTCTTTCACCTAAATCACCAGTTTGGCAAATGTTCTCTCAACATGTAGGGAGCGGTAAGTTCAAAACATTTGAAGAAATGCGTGAAGCGCGCAAAAAGAAGCAACGCGAACCACTGGTTATCGACCCGAATGCACCGGAGATACCACGCGCACCTCATGAAAGAGATAGACCGCCAAACACAATGCCGGATATTGCAATCAACACCCCTGCTGAAATAGGTTCTATGCCGAAGATAGAGATGAACACTATGCCGGAGATTAAACTCAACTCCGTCAATCAATTAGCGATGGAAAAACATCACGAAATCATGATGAAAAAACATTGTGAAATGATGCACACAATGGCTGTGCATGGTCAACCGGGGATGAAGAAAGAGATTGATGCATTATACAATAGCATCGTCAACGACCCTGCATTCTTAGACGCTCACAATGATGAAGACCATCATTTGGTTGAAAAAATGCACAAACTACAAGAAATCGCGGAAGCGAACTATGTTGATGATTACAGCGACATAAGTGGCTTGGGTAGTAAAGAACAGAATGCAATACGCGCTAAACGAAGACAGTTGCCTACTGATGAAGAAGGTAATTTGAAACTAACGATGGCTGATGTCTTCGGAGGAAACGCACCTATGACTTTTGGTGACTTTGAACCACTAACGCCTTATCATGGACACATGTTAGCATCGAAAGAAATACGCGAAGGATTGTTTGAACCGGGTCAAGAAAATCAACCCAAAGAGGTAACTCATAAAGAAATGAGAAATTTCTTCGCGGGTAACAAGAAGGTATCACGATTGCTCAAGAGAATTGAGGATGCAGAACAATTCAAACCGGAGAAGTTGGAGAAAATTAAAACCGCGCTTAGTAAAATCGAAAAACCAATGGTGGCAAGAAAGACATCCAATATGTTTAGTGATGAACTGAACAGTATTTTGAAAGAGTTCGATGAAAAACCGATGATTGCTGGTATGGAAAAACGCGCGATGACTTACAGTGAAGAAGCAATGAAAGCATTCAAAGCCGCTGGTGCGACAGATGTTAATTCATTATTGACTGCTGAAAACAAAATTGGTCAACATCGCGCGTTGAATGAAGGATATACCACGATGCGTAATAAAGCGATTAAACCGTTGTGGCAAGAGTATGTCATGCGTAAAGCACTTCAACATTTCATGGCGCGAGTTAACAACCCTCTCGACCATCCAAAAATACCATCGGGTATCAACCAATCCAATTTTTCTTTAATGGTCGGGGAAGATAGCGGTCTGTCTCAATTGTTGAAAGATGAAGCCGCGAAAGTTGCTGGTTATGAAGACGAAGAACAATTAGAAAAGAAAGTCAACTTAGCGACAAGTGTGACTATTGGTGGTGTGAAGTTGAATCCAAGAGATTTCAAAGCAAGTGTGATGCAGGGAGTGGACCATGAAGACTCCGAGCAAATGGAGATGGGTTACATAAAACACGGAATGACAGAACCGGATGAAAATGGCGTGCAACAACCAACGGAAACATTTGTCGCGAAACCAGCAGATGAAATTTTACAAGAAAGCAGGGACCGCGCTGTCACTCCATTAGACCGTAAAAATTACGAATCCGTTAAGAGAATGACAGAATATCATGAAATGCCGAATTGGAAAATGCGCGAAGACATCCGTGGCGTGATAGATGGTGAAGATGGGAAGCATGACGGCTTCGATGGTCATGAAGAAGTATCACAAGCATACGCCAATAGAGCATTACCGGAAGAATTACAAAGTCATATATCAACAGGACAAGCGAGTATGAAATTGTCTCATCCCGTTCTCAACCCTCAAAAGTTCGGTGACGCAGAAGCGTATGCGTTAGCCGCGGAGAGGAATTTACAACACACCAATGAACAACAACCCGCTGTTGAACCACCTGTTGAACCACCTGTTGGATACACACCCCCTGCCTATGTGACTTATGGGCGAAGTCCAACATTGAATCAACCAATAGATGAGAGTATTTACGCTTCAAATGAAGATGAATACCCTAACTGATTCTCGATAATATCGTTTTGTTCTAATAAGAATAATAATTACTATATTGTTATCATAATAATATAAGAATATCAAGAAAAAGGTGAATCAATATGCTTATGTAGCCTTCGCGCCACGCACTACTCAAGGAGATGCGACTTATGCAACCACAAAGCACCCAAAATCAAAACAAAGATGAATTGAGGGTATTGGGACTGATTTCATTCGTAAGCGTTCTTGTCGGATGCGCGATTGCTGTATTCGATGCTGAATTATGGCTTACATCACCCGACACTTACACGAATGCGATAACATACACGATGGGCGCGTTCACATTACAAGGTATGTCTTATTTTATTTACAAAATGTTAGCACAGGATGGTATGGACCAACGCGCTGTTATTTCAAACATGCAACGCAACATGTCGCGTCAAATGCAAAACCAACAGATGCGTTTCACCCAAGCGCAAATGGAGATGGAGATTAAGAAACAAGAAGTAACTTTCAAGAAGCAGATGGAAGAGTTGGAAAAAGACCCCGAAGTTCAACAATATCTTGGGTTGATGGGTATGAATGAAGAAGAACAAGTAGCACCGAACCATAAAGCGGATACCAAGATACCTATGAAGTTGGGTAATCAAGGTAAAAGAAACCCGGATGGAACTTACGCGAAGAAAAAGGTGTGAGCCTAATGGGTTGGTTGTTCAAAACACCCGGTGATGATGCGACAGAAGCAACATTACGCGCTTTGCACACTCAAAACACACTCGACACTTATTACGAGAAGGGAAAGGCACTGGTTCTGTGTGTAATAACAGGTGTTGTTACCGCGTTGAGTATATCTTGGTTTGAACAAGCGAGTGATGTAAGCATTTGGGAAGGAACAGTCGAGTGGTTTTACAACAAAGTCCGTGGGTGGGTGGGTTAATGGTTGCTACATTTGCTGGTAGCGCGCTCATGGGTGCAGTTGTTTATGGCAAGGAACTTTACAATTATCTAAAGCCGCGCAGACTTGGAATTTACGGTCCAACTATGGTTGGTAAAACAACACTTGACCAATTCATGAGAACTCCCGGTGAGATGGATGACATAGATGACCGAACAATGCACCCAAAGCGACTCATCGGTGGTGGTTATGTGTTACCAACAGCATCACGCAAGCGTCTTCGCTGGCAAGGTGAGAAAAGAGTCGTTCATTCCGCCGATATTGGAGGGCAACAACGGTTTTGGAACCTTTGGATTGATGATATGGTCGATAGGCAGGTCGAAATAGTCATTTTTATGACTGACACGCGTGTTTTAAACGGAAACGGAGCGCAAATAATCGACGCGGTGGGTGGTTTTGAATATCTTGTTGACTCATTGATTGAAAAACGATGGAAGTATCGCTCGTTGAAAACAAGACTGCGCGGAAAACGCTACACTCCTAAGCAAATATGGCTCGTCGCGAACAAAGCAGATGAGTGGTGGGATGATAAAGCGAATATATTGTGGCAATCGAACCGTTTGCGAGAACATAAAGTGTTCGACGCGCACCGTCCAGCCATGCGGAGGCTTCAAAAAGCAGGTATTCCGTGTCGCGTTAGCATGATGGCTACTAAAATTGGCTGGAATGTTGAAAAAACAATGATAGAAATGTTAACTTGGTGATAAAATGCTTGGAAACAAACCTCAAAACGATTTATTGACGCTCGCCGCACAAACACAGATGAGTCTTGCTCAAATGCAACAGCAAGCGACGGCACAGGCCGCTATGTCGAACGCGAGTTCGCATATTGAAGTCCCTCAAGTAAATTTTTACCCTTCAAGGCACTCAAACCCGACAAAAGCGCGCCGTCAAGACATAAAACAGGCATTTAGACTCCTAAGACCCATAAAAAGAGGTATTTTATCGCCTCGTAGGTGGTGGGGAGGCAAACATCGCTACAATACCAACACAATGCGCTGTGTAGTGGACGGATGTGATGTCGAACACCTCTTACGCCTCGCTGGAAACATCTATGAACAGGTTATTGACGAAGAAAGCGGCCATTCTCTATGGGATTTGTATTGGAAAAACGGCGTGACAGGTGAAATTGAAGCGTTTATAGCCCGCGAAAATGTCACTTCGGGGCGTAAAATGAAGGGAACTTACTGTCCCGAACACCTCCACTTATACCATTTATTGACTAAATGGCTCAAAGAAGACGAAAAAGAAGAAGAAGGAACCAATGGCACACTCAAAGCCAAACTCAAAAGAGGTGTTTCAACCGTAGTAGTGCCAATAAGCAGTATCAAAAAGAAAGATAATACGCCACCGATACTCGCTAAATACGAACCTTTCTTTCAAATGTTGAAAAATGACAACATTCCGGTTACGCATTTCGCTAATTCCGCGACAGGGACGAATGATTTGGTATTGATAGTGTTCGATATGCGCCAATTTCAAGCCGGAAACAACTCGCGCTTGCTTTTCGATGCGCTCGCTATGCATCAATTACAACAGCAACAGCAACAAAATACTGCTATGCCCTTACCGACACAATCAAATGATGGGAGCATGTGAGGTGTTATCATGGTATGGCCGTTTAGTAACAACCAACAACCCGCGCAAACAGGTGCTATGAATCTCGGATTAGCGGGAGGACAACAACAAGTTCCTTCACAGAATATGGGTATGGGTATGGGTATGCAACAACAACAAACTCCGTGGGGACAGCAACAATATCAACCTCCACCGAGTGAAATGGACATTATTTCAGCCCTTATCACTACCAACCCGCTCATTGACCGATGGTTGATGAGCGATACAAACTTTCAACCTCTCATCAACCTCATGAGTAGCGTTGTCGCGGTGTCTGTTCATACAATGCTTTCAAATGCGCGCTTAGTTGAAGACGGAGAGGGATACAAGTTTGACTTTAGTGCGGTTCAAGGAATACCAACGGTGGATAGTGTTACCATGAGTAAGACACAACTCCAAAATAACGCATCAAATGTGGTTCAACAGAACCAAATGCAAGTCCAACAGATGGTTGCTATGGCAAATCAAGGCAGTATGCAAAACATGTTGGATGGTGCGTTGGCTGACCCCGGTATGATGCAGAATGTTGGCGGCGGACTCGGTTCTTTAGTGCGCGGATTAGCAACAGGAGGACGATGAAATGGACATGACGAGTCTTTACAACGCTATGAGTGACATGACTAATTTGCGTAAATCAGTTATTGTTGATATGATTATGGTGCAACTCATCGCGCTAACACTCGGATGTTTCATGATTTTGGTTTTTTCCGGTCCAAGACTTAGTTCAAGTGACTTGAGTTGGCTCATCGGTGCGCTTTTCGTTTGTTTCAGCGCAACAGGTATCGTTTATCGCCGCCTCGGTCAACAAGGTTGACCATTTGCCAATAGGACACTCACTGTTCTTGAGCATACTTTTGGTCTTCAAGAAACACCCACACAAGTTACATCGGTCATGTTTCCGTTCGGGGCATTTCAAACAAATGTTATATCTTCGTTCGCGTTCTGTCAAGTCCACTCTTTGGTTTGTGACAATATCAGCCGCGGCTCGCGTGAGGCTTCTCGCAGTCGAGATAGATATAGGGATACCGGCTACTTTTGGAGCGCGTTTTAACCTCTTTCGCATGGAAAGACTCTTTTGCTACCGATACTTGGTCTTTGCTATGGCGGAGCGCATAACAAGAGCCTCTTGCAACTTCTGTCAAGACCCCGAACGCGACGGTGTTGAAGAAATGTTGAAGGCTGGGTTAATCGTTGCAAAGGATTTAGACAAACAGAAGGGGTGGCGAGAAGGAAGTGCCGACCGCCATTTCCGAAACCACATGGGTGAATACCACATGGGTTCTAACAGCGAGTGTAAAATATGCACAACACCAAAGCGAGAGAACTTAGAGTTGGCATATTTCAACGCGTCGATGACTGTTGCAGAAATAGCAGAAGATATGCAGATGGCCGACTCAAGTGTGTATCATCACCTCAAACATCACCTCAAACCTGTTGTCCAAAAAGGCGCGGCAGACATCATTATTGTCGAGTCGGGTCAAGAAATGCAAAACATACGAAACAATTTATCGCGACTGAACGGTGAACTTGGTCATTTTCTCGATGATGCAGACCGTAACGACCCTCAATATGTTCGCAACATCGTTTCACTCCACAAAGAAGTTCGGGAAACCGTCAAAGACATCATGAGAGTGCAAGAACGCGCGGCTGGTAATGTGACTGAAAATATAACCGCACAGACCATCAACATACTAAAGGTTGAATTAGCGAAAGAGTCACCCGAAGTTTGGGCGCGGTTACGCGGTAAGTTAGTCGGAGGCGATGAATGATGGTTGCTGGTGGACTGGAAGGCGGAACAAAAGGTTTGAAATTCAATCCGCGATACAGCGCAGAAGAGTTACAAGAAGACTCAACTGTTGGTCGCGAAGACTCCGAAGAGCGTGCAAAGCACGATGCTAAGAAGCGTGAAACGAACGATAAGCGCGCTAAGAAATTACAAGGTCTTCAACACATGAAGATAAAAATTCCTCAAGACGAGCATGAGGAAGATGAAGAAGACAGTGACATGAAGAGACAAGCAGAAGCGGGGCAAATGTCGGGTCAAGTGGGCCAAAATGAAGCCAACGCTGGTGCTAATCCAAAAGGTGGAGGTATGAATATCCTCCTTTCCACTGCACCGTTCATTGACGATGCTTTTGAGATGATTCGTAAAAAGAAAGATGAACCCAAATACGATGATGAAAAGCCTAAGAAGACAACTACTATTGATACTTCTTTACAACGCAGACGCGCTAAGAAAGGTAAGCGTTCAAGAAAGCAAGGTAAGAAGACCACAGAAACAAGCAAAGGGCGAGGGGCTAACAAAAAGCAATTGAAAGGTGGGAATGTTCGCCAACCCGGTATCGCTTCGACAATGAGTGCGGCTCGCGCACCTTACACATCGTTTGGGATGATGGGAACGCGAAGACCAACACCCACAGGGCCGAGGTTTTTGAGTTATTCATCGGGTAAATCGAAAGCAAGAGCCTCAACCAGTCCGCGTGAAAAATTAGCACAGGATGTTCGTCAAGAACTTCGTCAAGATTCTCCTACACAAGACATCACACCACCAATGCCAACAATCACGGCACAGTCGAGAATACCACGCGCTACTCGCGGCTCAAGAGATTCAAAACCACACAGTAAAGCAACCCGTCAACCGAGGACAACTAAAACACCGGGTGGTGCAGAAGCCTCTAAGGACATCGCTCTCGGTGGTGGCGCATCTGCTATGGCCGCTGGTGGTTTGGGTTCATCGGACGCTATTCTCGCATCCGAAGAGTTCTTGAAATCACAGAAGATGTCACCTCGCGACCGTATCGAATACAGACAACTCATTGACCAACTCAATCACGCATTGCGTCGTTTGATGCGTAAAGCGGACGCGAGTGCTGACGATGCTCCAAGTGGTGCTACACCGAATCAAGGCACGAAGCGCATGACATCTGCACCAACAGGACCAACTGAAACCGACCCCGAAGATGACCCTACTATGTGGGGAACTCACCCCTATGATTTGTATGTAAGACGAGGTGGTATGGGATGAGCGATATTATCCTCAAGGGTAAGGGTGTATGGTATCGCGATGGCGAAGGAGTAATGCATCCGCAATCTTTTCCTCCGAAAGATTCCGACCATGAAAAGGTATCTCATTTTCACATCAACAGTAAGACAGGAGAACCGTTCAAAGAATTGGGCGGTAAGGGGTTAGTGGGTAAGTTTCCTATGGAGATTGCCGCTGGCATTTTGGCTCGCGAAATGATGAAACAAGGATACAAAGACGAGTCGGGTGCGAAGAGAAAACCAACAAGTGAATCTTCGGCACTGCGTTTAGCAAAAACAATGTTCAACAACGCGACGAATCGTTTCAATAACATCAAGCGCGATAGTGGTGATGACCTCCATACATTGAAATTACCATTCACGGAGAATGGAACTTTGCACCCCGAATACTCCAACAATCATTATGGAGGGCATCAACCACGCCGTGTTTCAACCGCAAACAGAAAAACGCGAACGGAAGATGGTAAACTGATAAATAATCACCCGCGTAATGAAGGACACGCTGAACTTGGACAACACCTTGAATCCGCGGCTTTGCATATTTTCGATGAGTTGCGACAAGAAGCAGAAAAGATGGGCATTGAAACAGAACTCGCGGCACAGCAAAATGTCATCGAGCCTCAACAAATCACAGATGGTGTTACTCATCGCTATACTTCAAATGACGAAGACCCAACATCCAAGTCGAATACAAAATACCCAAATCACTACAAAGACCTACACGCGCAAACTGCGGCATACGGTGAAATATCACCTATGGATATTGTTTCTGTATTACCAAACGACTTCTTTGTCCCGTCAACAGAAGGCGGAATGTCAACAAGAATAATGAATGAACTCAAGGATATGGGCTATGACCAACCTACTGCGAGGGCTATGGCTCGCGCACCTGTTAATCAATTACTTTATGGACGAGGTAAAGACGGTTCAGCGACAGGACTCCGTAAGGTAATTAGCAACATGCGCGCTAAACTACAAGTCGATTCAAACAATGATATTCATGCTATGTTTAAAAATCACCGTGACCACTTCGCGCCTATGATAAGAGGTGGCGATAAAGGAAGAAACCACGCGGCTATTGAAATCATGTCTTTACTAAAACTGGCAGAACAGATGGGAGTCGAGCCGGGTAAATACTCAATGTCGCAATCAGCACCCGAATCCGTGATGGGTGGATGGCAAAAAGTCGCTCTCGCAGAAGGTGGTAGGCAACTGGATATGGCGGCTCTTGGGAGTGTTGACGAAGGACACCCTATGAGGGGTAAGTTCGCGGGTAACATGGACCACATTTACGAAAAATTCCCCGACCACTTAAGCGGCGGTTCACCTGCTGATGTTTTACCAACACAAGCAGTTCTTGAAGATGGACCAATGAGTGAACCTGCACCTGCTTTGACTACACAACCTCAACTCGCGCTTCCTATGGGGCAACAACAAGATATGTCACAATTCAATCCATTCCCTTCGGGAAGAACATTTCAAATGTCCGACGATGACCCAATGGGTGTCATCGCGACAATCATGGAGCGGGTGCAATTACATGACGCGGGTGGCTCTTTATTGACAAAATATGACCCTATGGATTCTTACGACATGCGCACTTTGGGACAAGATGTAGGCTTATCAAGTATTGATGTTCGCGCGATTGCTATGTCGGTTGGTGATTGGGCGGTCTTAGCGAAAGCCTTTAGCACTACGCATGATGTGGTTCGCGTTATCAAACGGTCTTGTGGAGGCGTAATCTATGGTTAACAATTGGGAAATAGAATGGAATAGCAGTATGATTCAACACGGTCGCGATACAGGGACTATGGAATTTATTTTCGCAAAAGGCGGCAACCTCTCCGATATGAACTATGTTATGTTCGATGTTCAAGACAACACTTGGGAACCTCTTATCAAGGCTGTCGCGGAGCGCGAAAACTCTCACCCCGACATCATTCGGAAAGAAGCGGCGCAACAACAACAACAGCCACAGATATTCGGTATGCCTTCTCAAGAATTTAGACCTGCTGTTCCAGCGGCGGGAACTGCTGTCGCACCGAACCGAAGAGCGGTGCAACAAGCAAACCAAGCCTTACATGCGTCAAATCAAGGTCAATCAGTTCGTGACGGTAGCACTAAAGTTGGTGATTTATACGGTGCAGGTTTCAAAGGCCGAGCCGCTATGCAAGCGGGTAGGAACATCATGGGTGCAGGTAAAGCCGCCGCTGGTGGAATAGCCGGTGCAGGTATGGCCGCTGGTGGTGCGGCAAAAGATTTCGCACAGAATACAGCCGGACCTGCTATGGGTCGAGCATACGGTGGCGCAAAAGAGATGGCCGGTCAAGCAGGTCGAGCCACAATGGATGCTGGTGGTCGCGCACTTCAAGCCGTTAAAGACAGCGGTATGGGTGAGCGTATGAAGAACTTCATGGGTGCGGCAGGTCGCGGAATCAGCGATTTACGACACGCCCCAGCCGCGGCAAAGCAATCATTTGGACAAATGCGAGCCGCAAGTGAGCGCAACAGTAGGAGAGACGCACTCGAAGCCGGTGTTCGTCGTGGAGATAAAGAAAATGAAAATTCATCGCGACGATTCGTTGAGGGTAGTGCAGGATATGACGACCAAATGGACCGAGCGAAAGGAAGGACAAGTCAAGGACTCGCTCGCGATTTCAATATCACTCCAAATACTAACAAAAAAGGTAAGCCGACTCAATCAGTCGAAGATGCTATGCGTGATGAAGTGAAACAGATTGGTTTGAGGAATCAAGGTAAGACACAAGACAAGGATGGTAATGAAGTTGACCTCCCTGCTGGCGAGAAAGATGAAGGGTTCATGGATGGTATGAAGCGACGCGGTGAAGAGCGACGCGGTAATAATCAAGCGCAAAAAGAAGGTGCGGCATACGCGCCTTCTAACATGGGAGAACAAGATGGAGAAGTGCCACCACTCCCGCCCGGTCCATCAACTGCCGCGGAGGACGCGGCGAATGCAGACATGGTTCCCGAACCGGAGAACACTATGCCGGACTTGACAAATGGACCGGAAACAGGAACTCCGCCGGACCCGGCGCAAAAGCCGGAACAGACCGCTACGGCGACTGAATCGGACCCAAGACAAGAAGCATTCAGCAGTATGTTTGGTAGGCAAGAGGATGAGCAAGGCACTGGATACAAGATGGGTGGAAATTCAGCGAAAGGACAAATGCAAAGGGGTATGGACAGTGAAGTTGATTTATCCAATGTTGACCAGCAACTCACAGAAGAGATGATTCAAACTTTGGGAATCAAAGATAATAAAATTGGTCAAGCGATTATGCAAAGACTTCGCGCGCTCCCTCAATATGTCAAAGAACAAGCGGTTCAAGGCGACTCTCAAGCAAAAGAGCGTGTTGAAGCCGAAGCCGAGAAGGTTGTTAGCACCATGCCCGATTTACAAGAAGGACAACCAACCGACCAAAACCAATTGGCTTTGAGTAGTAAGAAGCATCAAGCCTCTTGGGATTCTGTTTTGAAAGGACTGAATGTGCGGTGATGGCTTGCAGTCATCATTATCACTCGAAGCGATTGAAGAAATTGACTTTGAAGTAGCGAAGCGCGATTTCAAATTCTTCTTTGAAGAGATTCTTGGATTTCAACTCTCGCATCATCACGAACGCTGGTATAATAATCTTGAAGAGCGCAAACGATACTGTGTAAAAGCGGCGCGTGACCACGGTAAGTCAACCCTCTTTCTCGGCTATATGCTTTGGAAGACGGCCTTCAACCCAAAGACGAAAGCCGTATTGATTTCGCACAGTCTTCATCAGTCAATACACCACATGCGGACACTCAATGATTTGATTGACAGCGTGCCGTTTCTCGCTAAAATGAAGAAGGCTGATTCATGGTCTAAGACATTCTTCGGTTTTTCTAACGGTTCTAACATTAGCGCGAAGTCTGTTGGTGGTGCTATTCGTGGTATCCACCCCGACCTCATTCTATGTGACGACATTCTGTGGGGAACAACTGACACAGAACTCCAAAGAGTCGCGAGTTGGTTCTATGAGGTTCTTGTCCCAACACTTCACCACACATCTAAACTGATGATTGTAGGAACACCGTTCACACCAACTGACCTTTACACAGAACTTGAGAGTCGCGACGGTTATCTCGTTGAAACATACCCAGCCATCAACACAAAAGGCGAAGCACTTTGGCCGGAACGCTGGGACTTAGAATCATTGGATGCGCGCAGGGCTGATATGCCAGCCGTTGCATTCGCTCGCGAATACCTGTGTGAGCCGATGGACGATGTATCAAGTCTGTTCCCATCGACTGTGATGCAAACCGCAAAAGACAATACACTCAAACTGATTGAGCGCGAAACAGGTGACCCCGATGACCAATACTTCATCGGTTGGGACCCTGCTATTTCGTCGGACAGGTCTGCTGACTACACGGTTATGGTTGTTCTCCGCCGTCCATCAACCAACCCCGAATTGCTTGAGTTGGTTCATGTTGTTCGTCGTAAGAATATGGACTTCCGAACACAGATTATGGAGATTCAAAGACTCAACGCGAAGTTCAGTCCCGATGTGATTGAACTTGAAGCAAACAACTTTCAGCGTGTGTTCGCTACTGAACTACGCGCAGACACAGACCTCCCTATCAAAACATTCATCTCCACACGCCAACGCCGTGAATCACTTCTCATGGGGTTGGTGTTACGCTTTGAGAACGAGCAAATGCGATTGCCGTGGGGTGATGATAATTCGCGAACAGTAGTAAGTGAGTTAGAGCGCGAATTGATGATGTTTGGTATGAGTAAAAAGGGACGGCTTGATAGCATTGGTCGTCACGATGACTTCGCTATCGCTCTCGCTTTGGCTCATTGGGCTACTACTGAATTCCGCGAACGAGTGGTTGACATTGATGATATGATGGCGGGGATGATTGATTGATTTTTCCTTTCGACGAATGGGGTTTTTAGATGACTTGTAATTGTGATTTATGTGTAGGCACAGAAGCGGCCTTCGGTTATCTTGAGAAGAAATTATGTCCTAAAGGCAAAGCCGCGGCTAAGAAAAAGTTCGATGTTTACCCAAGCGCGTATGCGAACGGGTATGCTGTGCAGGTCTGTCGAGGCAAAATAGGCGCAGGTAAAAAGAAGGGGGCGAAGAAGAAATGAAACTTAAGAAAGACAAATGCTGTTGCGGTGGCACAAAAAGCACACCATGTGTATGTATGATTGAAGGGAATGATTGTTCCGCGAAGTCTCCTAAATGTCCATGCTATTCTTTGATTGATAAACAGAAAGGCTCTATGAAAAAAATGGTGAGAGTGATTCGTTGACCGTTGAGAAGAACTTGAACCGATGGTTCAAGGAGAAGTGGGTTGATGTATCACGCACAGGTAAGGATGGTAAGCATCCTCCATGTGGGCGTAGCAAAGCCAAGAAGTCTTCTAAGGGGTATCCAAAGTGTCGCCCCTCCGTCAAAGTTACAAGTAAGACTCCAAAGACCAGCGGCTCTATGTCGTCGGGTCAAAAACGCGCGGCTACGAAAAGAAAGCGCAGTAAAAAACAAGGAGTGGGTGGTAAGCCCACGGTGGTGAAGATGAACTACGAATACATAATGCATGAACCAATAACAGCAGAAGAATTAGCAATGATGAATGATGAAGACATCGCGAAGAGCGTGTCGTTCTGTGATTGCTGTTCGCCGTTTGAAATAGCAACAAGTGTTCTCAAAGCAAAAAAGAAAAGCAAACCGTTTCATGGTTATAATCCAAACAAGCACAGTAAGAAAGGTGGCTTGAATGCGAAGGGTCGAGCCGCCGCTAAACGCAAAACAGGCGCGAATCTCAAACCTCCTGTCACCAAAAAACCAAGTTCGCTCAAGCCGGGAAGCAAGTCAGCCAAGCGTAGGAAGTCTTTTTGCGCGCGGATGGGTGGCATGAAAGGTGCAACAAGCAAAGGTGGCAAATTGACTCCAAAAGGCGCATCGTTAAAGAGGTGGAATTGTTAATGGGAAAAACTGTTGCGTATAACAGTTGTTGTTACGCAACGGATAAAATATACCCATACGGTTTCTGCAAAAAATGTTGGATTAAGAATGGCAGTCCAAAAGTGATGAGTTGGAATAAAAGAAAGGTGAACAATATTGCGAATTGATTTATCCGATGAAACAGCATTCATTGATGCTATTTTGAAAAATACAATTCAAGGTGCATCTTTTGGTGACGCACCCAAGCCTAATCAAGAGGGAGAGGGGACAGCAAACGCGAACCCAATACCTCCTAAACCGAACGAGATTGAAGAGGAAAAAGAGCAAAAAGAGATTGCTCAACAAGTTGCTCAACAACTCAAGCGTTCTCGACCTAACGGTGATTGGTTCAACAGCATGTTCGGTCGTAATGCTGGTGACTTAGTGAAAGACTTACGAATGGCGCGTCGTGTTAACAAGAGTATGCGTGAGGCTATTGATGAAGCCATTGATGCTATCCGCATCGCGAAAAAACAAGAAGTCGAAGCGACTTTGGAATCAATAGGGTGGATTGGTAAGCATGACACAACAGTTCGTAATTTAGGTATCAACGACCGTGACCTTCAAGCGTTACGCAAACATGGCATATCTCGCGAATACGCATTAAGAAGAGCGTGTCTTCAATGGGAGAAAGCCAACGACACTATCAGTAAATTACTTCTCATAGAGGGTGACTTCAACGATGAACAACGAGATATGTGGGTCAATGCTCAACAAATCAAAAAGAACGCAAAGAAGGAATGGAAAAACTCACTTCATTCTGTTGACAATATAAAAAAGACCGATGCAATTTTTCTCGCGAAAGCCGCAAACATCCTTGAAGAGCGCGGACCTCTTTCAAGTAAAGAAGTGTTCAATAGTATGCAAGGAACAACTCATTTAACAACTCAAAAGTTATCCGCTTTGTTCAAGATGCATGGTGTTGAATATGACATAGAGAAAATTGGTATTGGTTGGGGTCTTGTTCGCGACAACAGTGTAATTTTCAAAGATGTGTGGGCTTACGCCGCGGGTTTCCTTGATGCTGATGGTTACATCACTATCACGAAGCGTCTTGAACCAAGAGCAGGTTTCATCGCCACAGGAGAACGAGGTAAGTTACACTGCGAGCAGTTGCATAAAGCACTTGGTTGCGGCGTTCTTCAAACTGATTTGAAGATTCATAAAAACAGCAGACGCACACAGCATCGCCTTCAATTTTACAGCGAGAAGGATTTGCGTAAATTGATGAAAGGTATTACTCAACATCTTCGTATGAAAAAAGGACAGGCTGGTGCAGTGATTGAATTGCTCGATGTGCGCGGTCGCAAAACTGACATCATTAAATCACGACGCGATGAACTTTACCGCATCGTTAAATGGCTCAATTGGAAAGATGTTCCCGACAAGCGTGAAGAACTTTTGAAGGAGTGGAACATTGATGAGGTGGGAGTGCGTGCGATGTTTAGTCGGGACGGTGAAACCCTCCGTCTTCTTGACGACGCGACCCGACTTGTGGAGATGATGTAATGGCAGAAGAAAAAGGCTTAGTGGGGCGTTTCTTATCAACGCTGACGAAGCCGTTCAGTAGGCGAACAACACCCGAACCAATGATGCCGTTATGGAAGACGGGTATCCAAGAACCTGTTCTTGTTCAAGGTGTCTCAATTCCGGCACTTTACGCGACGGTTCAAGAATCAATCATCCTAAGAACTACAATCAACACGCTATGTCAAGAGATTTTTCGTCGCGGGTATTATTGGGAAAAGAAGTTTCACAAGAAATGCAAAAACTGTGGTGAAGAATATCAACATGATACTGTGCAAGAATGCCGAATTTGCGGCAAAGAAAAATTCGATAGCCCCGACGCTGACCAAATCATTTACCCGCGTTGGTTGATGAAAGAACGCAACAGCATGGACCAATCATTCCTTGAAGTCATGAAAGAGATTGAATGGGACTTAGATATTGTTGACGACGCGTTTTTATTACTCATCAAAGAGTATTTTCTCGACCCCGATACTGGCGAGATAGAATTTTTCCGTGTCAAAGAACTTGTCCGTGGTGACCCAACATTCATGCGTATCGTCGCAGACAAAGCAGGTAAGCGCGGAGGGCGATACCTTCTATGTCCTATCCATCGTGATAAAACATATCCACATAACGGTGACTATGATAAGTGTGACTCATGTGAACTCCCATTACAAGATGTTCATTACATCAATACTGCTGGCAGTGGTAAAACACAATACTACATCGACGGTGAAGTGTTACACACATCAAAATTCAACCCATCTAAACTGTATGGTCGCTCACCTGTTGCCAGCATGTGGAGACAGGCTCAATCACTCACAGCGATGGATACTTACATTTATCTCGCGTATCAAAAGCGAAGAATACCACGCGGTGTTCTTGCTATCACAACAGATAACATTCAATCAACAGCGGCCTTTTGGAAAGGTGCAGAAGAGAAGATGGAGCGCGACCCTCACTACATTCCGAAGGTTGGTATTGAATCAGCATCGGGTCGTGGTAAAGTTGAGTTCGTTCGTTTCATGGATAGTCTTGATGAGATGCAATACGCGCAAGTTCGTGATGAAATCCGAATGCGCATAGCGGCTTTCTATGGCGTATCCAATGTATTCATGATGGATAGCGGTAAGTCCGGTGGACTGAATAATGAAGGAATGCAAATCCTCGTTACGAATCGCGCTGTTGAATCGGGACAGAAGTTATATTCACGCGAATTGTTCCCAAGAATGCTTGACCAAATGGGTGTCGAAGATTGGACATTAACTCTTTATCCGAATGAAGAAGAGGATGAAATCACAAGACTACGACGCGATGAACAAGAAGTTAACATCGCACAGCGTATGCAACAACTTGGTTTCCAGCCCGAATTAACAGAAGACGGCGGTAGTGACATACGATTCACTTACACAAAACCCGAACCTCAACCTCAAGACCCTAATGCCGCAGGTGGCGGAATGCCACCGGGCGGAATGCCACCGGGCGGAATGCCGCCGGGTGGTGGTATGCCTCCACCTATGCCGCCGGGGGGCGGCGGGATTCCTCCACAGGGTGGGGGCGCGATGATGCCACCGGGCGGTGGTGGGCTTCCACCCGGCGGGGGAGCGTCCCCACCACCGGGAGGCGGTCAAATTATGATGATGGAGAAAGGTGGCGCAGTTGGACTCGGTGAAGGAACAGGGCAACGCGACAACGGACCTGCACCTATCTCATCGGAAACTCATCAATCGGGTGCGCCATCACCTAAGAAAAATCAACACGGTAAAGACAAGACTCCTTTAGAACAAGCGTTAGATAGCGTTAGAGCCGCGCAAGACCCTACAAGTAAGAATAAAGAAAGCGGGTTTTAGCGATACATTCAAAGGCGGCGCGGTCATGGCTTACTGCATGAGCAACCTTCTCAATAAGATGGACCCTATGGTGCGCAAACTGGAATCAGCAATGTCCGAGTTCAAAGTTGCACTCGCAAACAACGACCTTGTATCAGCCGAACAGTTCCTACGCAGTATCAACGCGACCGCTGACTTCCTCGCTGATGATGTCACCGCAATTTACAAATCACAAAATGAAGTAAAGGTAATTGGAGTCAATGACCGATTCGCTGGTGGCGCACCTGTTATGCAATTCAACAGCACTCAAGGTGTTATCGCGAAAAGCGAGCGACCTATGGGTTACATCGGACCGGATAGAATTGGTGGACACTTCAAGAAACAAGGACAGGTGTGAGCGTGTCCGATGATACAGATGCCGTGATGTTGATGAAAGCCCTCATCTCTAAGATGGAATCTATGGATGCTGAACTTAACAACATGCGTAAAAGTATGAACACACCGGAATTATTTCTAAAGCGCGCTGGATTTGTTCGCGCTAAAACACCTCAAGCAGAAGATGTGTGGGGTGACCCATTACGCGGTGACCGAGAGGATGTTATTTCTAAAGCCGCTAATGCTATTGATGAATCGGGTATGAGTATGCCTTCTTCAAATGAAGAATGGCATGATATGAATTGGGACGATATTCACGCGATGGCTAACACAGCCGCGCAAGTCGAAGGAAGGAGAGTTGACCAATGAAGCCAATGAAAGTTGAAGCAGGTAAGTTTGCACCCGATGTTGATGAACTGGTTGCGAAAGCAGAAGAATTGATTGCGAAAGTTGACAAAGAAACAAAAGACTTCGGGACAGAAAGTGCCGACCTCTTTGCAAATGTCACAGGCAGTGAGCCTGTCCGCACAGGGTATTACGACACCAACCAACGACGAATCACCGTCGAGGATGTAAAGCGCACAGACCCTAAAAAAGAAGAGATTAAGTTGGACTCTATGCAACATTCATCACACGATAATGCTTTAGAAGCACATGAGAATAAAGCGGGTGACCCATCCGACAAGAATCCTCAAGGAGCATACAACCTCACCGATTATTCTTGAGGTGGTGAAGTGTGCGCGAAGATGCATTGCAATACCACAAGCGTGTAGTGGATGAATTCACTTACGCTTTAATCAACAAAGCAGATGCTCGCGACGAAGCGGTCAATGTTCTTCTAAGTGCTAACAACTTGGAGAATCAAGGATACACGCAACCCCTATTCAAGAAAAACGCCAAAGCGTATATTGATGAACTCCAACCCGAACTCCAAGTTAGGAACCCCTCGGATAGAGGGATGGAAAGAATTTTTTCCGGTGGTTCGACAATCCATGAACCAGCACCGTCGCGTCATCATAAGGCAAGACCTTTGTTTCACAGCGATGATTGGGCTAAGGCGATGATGACCGGCGATGAAAAATCAATTGATGCAATGGTGAGAATGGCTATTGGTCGCCGTTTTGATGATACTATACCCAACATTGCTGAACGCGGTGATGACATCGTGGGTAAGCATTCTATGTTCAAAACACTCAATCTTCACCCTTCGCGCAAAGATGAAGTTGCTTATGGAGAAAAACCACTGTGGCAACAACTCAACAGATACCTTTACGGTAATAAAGGAAAAAACGCTGAAAGGCTCAACGAAGCGATGATAAAAACAGCAGATGGTCTTCACCCCGTTCTCAAACAACAACACATGTTCGGTAAATGGAGAGGGAACAATGTCACCTTAAAATCAATTTACAAGACTGGTAAAGATGAATTCATCAAGGCTTTTGGTGAACGCTACGGTAAGGGTCATGACTTACTTGCTCACCCTATGCTTGATGAACATTTCATGCGCGTAAAGAATTGGGAAAACGAAGGCGTTCCTCGCGAAGAAATTTTCGATTTATTGTTTGATGATGACGGTAACACAATACGCGATGGTGACGGTAAGCAATCTCCTATTCAACAACTACGCGAATTGGCGGATGGATACAACGACACGCGCAGAAAACCAGTCAAAGACCAAAGAAACTTCGGTCGTATCGGTGACGATATTCACCGTCTTGGTATATCCATGCTCCCCTATGATGACATTTACAAAATCAAAAGATGGATGCTGGAAACAAGTGGAGGTGTTCAAGAAGACGGCTCAATTGATGATTCATTCATCAACAAGATTCTCGGACCCGGTGCGCGAGGATACATGGCTAACCACGCTTATCTCATGGATAACATGTTGAATACTCTTTACGCGGGTGGCTCAAACAGAAACGGTATGAACCATGTTTTACCAAATCGCTTTACAGAAAGAGCCGCACGCGAAGCAAAAAATGACATTGAAGAAAAGCACCAAGACATAAGAGAGAAGTTGGAAGACAACAAGTGGGGTAGGATTGAGGATGATACGCTACAAAATGCTTTACAAGATGTTGACTTCAATCAAATGGTTGGACGATATAAAGAAAAACACGCTGATAGCGAAGTCATTGAAGATGATGACAACCCTCAATATCCACACATAAACGAGAGTGAATATGGCACTTTCATTTACATGACATCGGAATTACCCGACATGAAAGACTTAGTGAACCACGGACTCTTTGAAGACGATGAACTCAAAAGCATCATCGAACAAAGTTTGATTTCGTATGGGACAAAAGAATACGCGGACATAATGCGACAAACATTGCAGGGTTATACCCACAGTCATAAAACAAACGAAGAGTTTGATATGACAAAAGAACCACTAATTTCAAAGTCACCCCTCGGTATTTTGATGGAAGGGGTTGGCAACAGAAGAGGTAACGCGGATGGAGAAAGTGCCGACTTCGGTGTGCATTATCAAGAATCTATGCCTAACATGCTTTACTCACCTTTACCCGAAAGAAGGTTTATGCTCCCATCGCGAGGTGAAAAAGAAGGTGGTGGGGCGCATAAATCAGTTGAGCAAATAAATGAGTTCGACCCAGCGAAAGCGGATGATGAAGGTCAAATGAGAGTTGACTTAGAGCGAACACTGCGCAAATACAATATCCAAAACTACGAAGAGCAGTTGGCTCAATTCGATAACGGTGAAGTTGTTCGTATTGAAGTTCCGCGCAAAGAGACAACTTCACAAGATGTAGCAGAAGGTATCATCAATCCTTTCGCGGCAGAAGAAAACCCCGAAGATTTGCTAAGACCTCAAGAACAGTTAGAAGAATATACGGAAGGTATGCCTTCACCAATGACTCCCGCGACGAGAGGCTTGAACTCATGGTTCATGGCTCACGGCAACCATCTTGGTGTTAACATGAAAGACCATGTTGGGTTCACTGCTCTCGATGGCTTACCTGTTCAAAGCACAGAAGCCTCGCTTCATACCCCGATGCTGACTACGCGCAAAACGAGAATCCATGCACAAAGTAATGGTAAGAGAAGAATGTTTGATAGGGATAACATAAAGGGTGGTAAAGGTGATTTCGGCATCACCAAGAACAAACACTCTCAAGAAGACAAAATGATGATAGACGCGGGGTTACTCGGTCTGCACAACCCGTTAACTCAACACGATGATGCCGCTTTGGAGTTCTTTAACAAACTCATGAATGGTGAAATCGAGAACCCATTACAGGCTATCAAAGACGGTTCGCATCACAAGGACATCATAGGCTATGGTGGCAGAACGGGTCGAGATATGATGAGAGAGATTAGCGAGGGTGTTGAAGAACCAACTCAATTCGCGATATATCACAAAGAAGATTTAGACAATTACAACATGCTCAACTTCAATGACACATACGAATTACCCGACGCGCAAGTGCAAAACATTCGTTCGCGAGGCAGACTGCTACAAGAACTGAAAGGTCTTGACCAAGAATACATTCAAGCAAAACAAGCAGGTGATGATACCGCTATGGGTAATCGTCATGAGGAACTTGAAAAAATGCTCAAAAACTACAAAGATGACAAAGGTAAAGTTGTTGCTTATCGTCAACATGGTGACGAAGAAAACCCTGCATTGTCGGCTCTTGTCATAGCACCAACCCCTTCTTATCTCGCTTCGCAACATCTAACGATGTTAGGGAGTGCATTACAAATCGCTCGAAAAAACAACGACGAAGACAGTCAAGAGATGATTGAGAAAAGAATGATGGAGATTCGCCGCGCCGCGCCACCTCTTGATGGTGGTGAAGTAAAGTTGAATCATTCCAATCAACGAATATCAAACCACCTTGATACTTTGCGCGGTGTTGAAAAGATATACAAAGCATTGCAACCTGCGATAGAAAAAATATATCCCGATGTTTATACTAAGGAAAATAACGAAGCACACGCGGCTACTGGCTACACACTCAAACTCGCGGAACAAATACTACACATGGAACCGGATGAGAAGAGAAAATTGTTTAGCGGTGAAAATAACATCAAATTGGGTGGTAAGAGTGCATCATTCGACTTATCAACTGACGAGGTTGAAGCATTAGCCAACATCAAAGTCAAGCGTGATACACACCAAGACTCTTCTTACCAAGCCAGTGAAATGAAAGATGGTATCTTCGGCGGTGTTCAACCAAGTGGATACAAGGTGATGTCACACCTCGCGAAAGACTCAAACGAAATTGATGAAGAAGAAATAAGAATGTTCGACACGATAATCAGTAGCGTGAAAAAAGCCGCGGCACAACAACAAATCAGTTTCGATGAAGCATTCAAAGCAAGATACCACCCAGTATCGAAAGACGGTCGCGCTATACGAGGTGAAGAAAAAAGTGAAGTTTATGACATCATCAACATTCCTAAAAGGAGCGGAAACAATTTCGTTTTCAATGATGGTGGCTTATTTCATGGTCAAGACATGACAAGAAGTGGTGGAGAAAGCATTCTTGATAAAAAAGGCAATCCTATCAACATGAACAAAGAGCGCGAACTCATAATAAAGTTGCTTCATAACACGGTGAAGCAAACAAGAGAAGGGAGCGATGTTGGATTAGATACAAAAAAACTGCAAAGTTTCAAAGGCAATTTAGCGAAAAAAGCGAAACGCTTAATGGATTTCAACAAACCATCAAGTCTGCAAAAGATTGCTTCTTTACTTAACGACTCCACTTCAACACAGATATTTGACAAGTCATCATCAACAGAAGAGTCAACTGTGATAGGTGGGAGTAATTTCAATAACGCTCCTGTTGTGCCAATTCATACAAGCGCGGATAAGAAGTTTAACAGTGGGTTCGGGACAACTACACCATTCATCGCAAGACCGGGCGCGATGGCAGATGGCAATTTGTATTTGGAAGACAACGATAATCATGTGTATAATCCTCCTTCACCGCAACAGATGGTGTTTCCGCGAGATATGATGAGACGCGTCAACCCTGCACTCAAACCCCTCGACCCATCAACCGCTACAACTCACATGGTCGGGTATCAACACTCCGATAACGAACCAAACCCAAACACGCGTGTAGGTCAAGCCATCAATCAAACAATGGCTATGCAATCGGACATGCCATTAACACCGGGAGCAATGCAATCCACAGACCCTTCACTTTTCGCTCACTCTTCACATCTTCTTGATGTCGCGCTTGATGACACACTCATCATTAAAGACGATGGGAAACCACAACCAGTCAAGTTTATGCATCGCATTTTCGATTTAGAAGACTTGAAGCAATTGCGCGGATTTGTTGGTGATTGGGTCATCAGCCTCTATCCTCAAGGTGAACATATCATCGCGACAAAGAAAGGTAAAAAGATGACCGCTTACGGTGCTGACGGTGACATTAAGTTGGATAAGATATTCAATGAAGAAGTCACTAAAGTGTATGAGAAAGATTTCGTAGTCCATGCTATACTGCATGACGGGATAATGACTGTCATTGATTTGTTGAAAACAGCAGACGAAGAAACACACAACATGCCAACGAAAGACCGCATCCGTCATCTCCGCGCTCAATATGAATCAAGTGAACACATTAAAATGCCCGAACCAATTAACACCAAGCGTAGCGATGATGAAGGATTATCCGTTGCGGTTGAGAGTTTGCAGAACGAAAACAACATGGATATTCTTTTGCGGGATGCTAACGCTACATACATGAAAGGTGAACCTCGTCACCCTAAGTGGGTGCTGTTGAGTAAAGAAAAAATGCTTGATGTCATCATACTTTCGCGTGCTGGTAAAAACTACACCATCGGTGTCGGACCACTCATGAATCCCGAACACTATGGTAAGCGCACACAGCAAGTTGGTAAAGAACACTACATGAATGTAGGGAGCGCAAAAGGCCCACGCGGTTTCAATGTCGGTGACTTCGCCACTGTTCGATGCACAGGTGTAAGTGCATCTAAGAGTGAACATCCAG